GGATTTGGACTGGCGGGCAACGTCTGAAAAGACGGTCAAGAAGTTCGACTTTACTGGAAGTCAGACACAACTTTTAGAGGCTTTGGCGAAATTAGGCGGCGGCATTCCATTTCTGGATAACGGAAAGCTTGTCGTCGTTAGCGAGCAAGACCCCGCAATTCAAACCGGCGTATTGGTCAAAGAGATTTCAGAAGCATCCGGCATGATCGGCATCCCGAAAGTTGATTACATCGGAGCTGAAATCAAAATGCTTTTGGACACCACGATAAAACGCGGCGATACGGTGCATTTGACATCGAATCGAATACCGGCGGCGAGTGGATATTACCGCGTTTATCACATTCGACACGAAGGGCATTTACGCGGGGAAGAATGGTACACAACCGTTAAAGCATGGAGACTTGATACCTATGGCCGAAAACTTGCAATCATTGCCTAATTTCAATCCGGCAAATCTGGAAGGGCTTACGGGGATAATCCGCGAAGTTCTGGCAGAGTTTGCGCGGGGCTTTGAATGCTGTTTGCCAGCCGTGGTAGTCAGCTATGACAGGACGAAGCATGAGGCGGTCGTACGGCCCGCCGTGAACATGGTTATTTCAGGCGGCGAACAGATTGAACGTGCTCCAGTTGCAGTTACGGTCTGGCGTTTCATGTGCGGCGGCTTTCTTGTGGATTTGCCGATCAGCGCAGGGGATACGGGCTGGCTGGTGGCGGCAGACCGTGACACCAGCAACGTCAAAGCATCTGGCGGCATAGCCAAGCCGAATACTTACGAAACTCATAAATACACGGCAGGGTTTTTCATTCCAGACAAATTCGGTTCGCTTTCGCTTGCCGGTGAAGACGCGGGAAGCATGGTTTTTCAGAATGCAGCAGGCACGGAAAAGATCAGTATCGGAAATTCCAGCACCCGGATTGCAAGCGCGAATTTGACTATTACATGTCCTTTGACCACATTTGTGGGGGACATAAAAGTAGGTACAATAAACAGTTATCTGGCGCATAAGCACACCGGAGTTGATGCGGGCGTTGGAACCAGCGGAGTCCCGACAAATTGACATGAAGACGCTTAACACAGACGAAAATAACGACCTGTTTCTGGACGGTAAAAATATCGCGCTGGCGTATGACGTTGCGGCGGTCGGTAAGGTTTGTGAGCAGATTGTCCAGACTCAGCGCGGAGAACTTCAATTCGACATTACACGCGGAATTCCTTGGTTTGAAACCATTTTCGCAAGCATCCGATATATCAAGCTTTGGGCTTCGGATATGGTTTTGGCTTTTGAAGGCGTCGCAAATGTTACCGGAGTCACTTCTTTCAAATACGAAATCAGTGAGCGAAACGTTAAATACGTCGCCCAGATCAATTCAATTTACGGGAAGGTGGCACTGAATGGCTGATTCACTTTACACGCAACTGACCGATCAGGGGATTGTCATTCCGGATACCTCGACGCTTCAAACAACCGTAGAGGGAGAGTTCGTCAACGTCTTTGGCGGTGACATTGATTTAAGCCCAGAAACTCCGCAGGGAAGGCTTGTAGAAGAGATCGTAAGTGAGAGAGCCGCCGTATTAGGCATTTGTGCCGCTAACGCCTCACAGCTTAACCCAGACTATGCTACGGGGCTGTTTCTGGACGCAATCGGCTCGTCCTTCAACGTCCTGCGAATAGGGGCAACTTCTACCCGCGTGATTTGTCTATGCGAAGGCGACGCCGGAACGGTTATTCCGGCTGGTTCAAAGGCAAAAACCACGGCAGGGGATATTTTCTATGCTGAAAACAGCATTACACTACCTGCGGCGGGCGGCTCTTATTTTCTGAGTGTCGAAACCGGTGCCATTCCCTGCGTATTCGAAACTCTGACAACCATCGTTGACGCGGTGCTGGGGTGGAACTCAATTATTGACACATCGGCGGCGGCTATAGGACTTGAGCAGGAATCGGACGGCGTTTACAGGACGCGAATTAAAGCGAGCCGATACAGCGGAACCGGGTTCATTTCGGACGTTGCGTCGAACCTTCAAGACGTTTCTGGGATTCTTTCGTCCTTCGCCTACGACAACGGAGAAAGCACCCCCGTTGATTACGACGGAATCACCATTGCCGGAAACAGCGTTGTAGTCGTGGCAGATGGCGGGACTGATTCGGATATCGCTCAGGCCGTATTTGAAGCCAAATCGGGCGGTTGTGGATATACAGCCATTGCCGGAGCCGGAACCGTTACTTTTTCGACCGCCAACCCATCGGACACCGAAACCGTTACAGTTGGCGGACAGGTGTACATGTTCAAAAATACAATGTCGGCGGCGTATGACGTTCAAATCGGAGCGGCCTATACAGACACCGCCGTCAATCTTAATGCGGCAATCATGGCAAGCGGTACAGAGGGCGTTGAGTATTTCGCTGGAACGCTGAAAAACCTAACTGTGACTTCGACCGAAACCGGAGCAGTGGTAACACTTGCGGGCGGGCGGTATGGAACCGTTCTTTGCTCTGATACGGCAACAAACGTGGCTTCGGCGGTTACAAAGGTGCCGCTTACCGTGGTTCAATCTGTGACAGACCCGTCTTATGGCGTTGCTTATCCCGTGACTTTTAACCGCCCCGAAGAGCTTAGAACCGTGGTAGATATATCCGTCAGAAGCGGTTCTTATTCTGGAACCGATCTTGAAACGGCGGTTAAAAACGCAATCGTCTCTTGGTCTATCGGCGACGTGTCGCAGGTTGACGGCCTGAAAATCGGCATTGACGTTTCCCCGTATGAAATCGCATCTGCCGTGACGATTCTTGTTCCGGCTCCGTATGTCACGGAATGTAAAATACAGTGGTACGGCGTTGGTTCTTTGGCCGCAACAACTCTCGAGGTAGAAAGCTTTCAGGTGGCGCGTGTTGCGTCGGCGGATATAACCGTTAATCTTGTCTAAAATGAAAACCTACACTCCAGCGAACACCGCGAACCTCGAAAGGGCGATCCTTTGGCAATATGAAAAAGCCGAAAGATTAAAAGCCATTATCGGTTTTCAGCAGGATTTTTTCGACACGAACGTAACGGGATTCTGGAACAATTACAGGACAAACATTTTCAATCTGGATACCGCCGATAGTTTCGGCCTTAAAATATGGGGTTCGCTTGTAGGAGTTGCCAGACCACGGTATCTACCCCCTCTTATTTCAGAGATTAAATACTGGCGAGGAATAAAAGCTGAAATAGCTTATTCTACTTGGGAAAATGGTTTTATTGAATCTGGAACAAATCTTCCTGTATGTACAGGAATGAACAAGGGGAAGCCTTTATTTGAAAATACAAATAAGGATGCCGGTAATTACACTCTTAAATTTGAAACAGATAGATGGTATTATTACAAAGAAACGACAGCGATTTATCAGCAAACATCTGCCAATGATTGGTATTGGGAGGGAAGCTGGGAGGCAATTTCGCCAAACACAGACACGCCCGGGAATCCGTCACCAATCGCCCTAGGAACTGGCTTATCATATTGGGACAACATTTCACCCGAAGTATCAGGAGCCGGAACAAATCAGGTAAACGGCTCTTATTCATTTCTTGCTTTATTTTATGGAATTCCAGCGTTTAGCATCGATCCTTATTATGGCAATCTTTTTCTTGATGTAGATGGAAAGTGGACTATATGGAAAGACACGGGATCAGGATATGAAGCTCAGTATAAAGCAATTACTGCTACTGATTGGCCGTGGCAATCAGGATATGAGCCAGTAAGCGGCATTTTACCCGCCCCGTCTGTTTTAAACTTTTTGTATCTTCCTGATGATCAATATCGCCTGATTATCAAATCCCGAATCATGCTTCAACGTATGCAGGCAACCATGCCGAACATTAACAAATACATGAAGGCGTTGTTTCCCGATCAGGATATCTACATAAAAGACGGTTTGGACATGACCATCTCATATTTTTTCAAGCTTCCCTTAACAGAATATGAAATAGCAGTACTTGACATAGACGGAATTTTACCTAGACCAACCGGAGTAAAGGCGGTTTATGTTGTCGCGGGCGGAGAAACCAGATTCGGGTTTGACAGCACCGATTATCCGGATTCTGAAACAGGAACCGGCCAAAACCTTGCAAACTTTGACAACTCATCTTTTATTGAATAGGAGAAAAAGATTATGGCAACTACACTTACAGCCCCGCAGGTTCTACCGACAGCATTTGCCGCAGGATCAACCCCTGTACCAATTCCTGCGACGGCCACCGGAACCAATGCCGCATCACTGGCTGAGGGCATACCGCCGATTTGTTCGCTACCTCTCCCTACAACCGAACACCCTGAATATACCGGCCTTCCCGTTCGTCGCGTGGACGTAAACAACGCGCTTTACCTCGCAACGGCATTCGGATATTTCGCGCAGAACGGCGGTGTTTTTGCATACGACGCGGCGGTTTCTACTGCAATCGGAGGCTATCCGACCGGCGCACGTCTTTGGGCTTCTTTGAATGGCAATACGGTAATTGTGCGCTCTACCGCGAATAACAACACGGCAACGCCAATAAGCGGGTCGAGTCCGAACCAGACCATCGCGGCTGATTGGGTTATGGATATTCCGAACA